GAAGAGCCAATTGGTAAAGTTATCGAGGGTCGCGACACTCCAGAAGGTTATGAGATTGTTGCTAGAATCTCAGACACACCTCGAGGCAACGAAGTTTACACCTTGCTACAGGATGACGTCCTAAACCGTTTTTCGGTTGGATTCTTCCCGGTCGTTGATCGGAAAGAAGGCCAAACGATTGTTAGGGAGCTAGTGGATCTCAAGGAGGTCTCAGTAGTACCTTTTGCCGCTTTTGACGGCGCAAAAATAACCGAAGTCCGCAGCGAAGCAGAGCCAGAAGTGGTCGAGCCAACTGATGAGACTCCTATCGAAACAGAAAGTGAAACAATGTCAGAAAACATTGAACTTGACGTTCGCTCTGTTCAGGATGAGGTTGCAGAATTGCGCCGAGTCATTGAATCAGGCAAAGCAGTCGAGATGGCAACACCAGCAACACACAAGTTCCGTTCACAGGGAGAGTTCGCAAAGGCTCTTCTAAACGGAGACGCAGACGCTAAGCAATTGGCTCGCGACGCTTCGACTTCCGCAGACGCAGCAGTCCTACCTCCATTTGTTGGATACCTAGACACACTAATCACCAACAACCGCCCAACCTTGTCAGCGTTCACCCGCGGAGCACTTCCAACAAGCGGACTAGCTGTTGAGTACATTCAGATTGACAGCAACACTCTTGCTGTTGGAGAACAGGATCCAGAGAACGAAGCACTATCTTTTGGTAACTTGTCCTTTGAAGTAATGTCTGCAGACGTAAAGACCTACGGTGGATACACTTCCTTCTCACGTCAGTACGTAGAGCGCGCGACTATCAACACTCTAGACCAGGTATTCCAGGGTCTAACAATTGCTTACGCTAATGCAAGCAACAAGGTAGTAGTAGACGCAATCTCAGCTCTGAACTACGCTGGTAAGACCTTCCAGGCCAACACCAACGCATCTACAGTTGCTAAGGGTATTGCAGAAGGTTCCGCTTACATCTTCGAGGCTACTGGACTACGTCCAAACGTTATCGTTGCTGGTGTAACCGCTTACGTAAACCTAGTTTCAATTGGCGCAACTGATGGCAGATTGAACTTCGCAACTACCGGAGACAACTTCAACATGGTTGGCAACGCAAACATCCCAGGACTATCTGGATCATTGTTTGGTTTACCAATTATCGTAGACCCACAGCTAAACGATGTTTACTGCTTCCTAGCAAACTCAGCTGCAGTTACCTCATGGGAGTCAGCTGGAGCTCCAGTTCGCCTGACCCAGGGTGATGTAACAACCCTCGAGGACTCAGTTTCTGTTTACGGCTACATGGCTGTTGCAGTTCAGCGTCCAGGTGCAATCGTTTCGCTAGACACCGTAGCTTAATAGGATAAACACATGGCAGTGACGTTGGCAGAGTTTCAGGCTTATGTTGGAACCGAAGAAACGACATTCCCTCAGGAATGTCTAACTTCCGGTACAGCATTAGTTGAGCGATACATTGGTGAGATTGTGACCATACCGGTTTCAATCAAAGACCAATCAATTCTCATCGCAAGCTCGGAACTCTTCCACCGTCGCTCTGCTCCTAACGGAGTTGCTCAATTCGCAAGCTTGGATGGTGCCCCCATCAGAGTTGCCAAGGACCCAATGAATGCCGTTTATCCGCTCTTGATGCCTTACACGGGCTATGCAGTATGAGCGAAATCAATGCTCTCAAGATTGAGTTCTCGCTCGAACTTGTGGGCGCAGGTTTGAATGTTTTGGAATACATCCCAGAACGAATCACGCCTCCGATTATCCTCATAAACGCAGCCCAGCCTTATCTTCAGACCGCTGAGTTTGGCGAATGGAGTTTGGGAGTTGAGTTGGTATTGGTAGCCTCTACTGCAACCAACAAGAAAGCTACAGAGAACTTAGATCAGCTAATCGAGGATACTTTGAACGCTATTACGCCTTTGACTTATGCTCGAATTACCTCGGTCAACCAGCCTTACAACTTACAGACCAACAATGCTGAGTACTTATCAGCAAACATTTACTGCCAGCTCAACTTAACAATTTAGAAAGGTAGCCCATGCCGGCTTCAACTAGAATCAAAGCACAAAACATCCTTTTCAAGTTTGGCGCAACCGAATACGCTTGCGACGCTAACCTTGTCCAGCTAACCCTCGATGACGCTCCTGGCGATGTCCAGACCTTCTGTGAAGTTCGCGTCGGTGGACAATGGACACTTCAGCTAGACGGAATCGTATCCGGAGATGCTGCAAGCCTTTACCGCGTTCTTTGGGACAACTTTGGATCAACCGCCAACTTCACCATCGCACCTAACGGAAACGCAACTGCATCTTCAAGCGAACCTCACTACACCGGAGTGGTCACATTCGACCAGCTTCCTCCACTAGCTTTGGTAAGCAACGAGACCGCCGTATTCAGCGTGACTCTAACTGTAAAGAACACACCTCACACCCCAGCTTCAGACATCTTCTACGGTGTCACAGTAGACGCCACAGCTTAGTTATGGCTGATCCAGCTGGCATCAAAGTGGCTGGGCTCAAACAGGCTATAAAGGCTCTACAGGCTATCGGAGTTCCGGCTGCTGAGATAAAGGCAGCCGGCTCTGAGGCCGGTGAGTTAGTTGCAGGTCAGGCCCGAGCTCTAGCCCCGGTTAGATCGGGAGCCCTACGCAATAGCATTAGGGTTTCTAAGGCTTTGAACCGGGTATCGGTGTCCGCTGGTAATAACAAATCTGTACCTTATGCCAACCCTATTCATTGGGGCTGGTTCAAGCGCAACATCAAGCCACAGCCATTCTTCGTAAAGGCTTTGGGCATTACGCGCGATGAGGTCTACCAGAACTACTACAGAAGTTTGGATAAGCTAATAGCAAGTAAATCCACGAAAGGAATACCCACAGAATGAACGCATTTGATTTTGAAAGCCTGACTCTCGAAGAAGTAGAGATCATCGAGAACCTGACAGGCGAAAGCATTGACAACGCCTTTGGCAACGGAAAGCCTAAAGGCAAGGCACTAAAAAGCTTTATCTGGGTCGTAATGAAAAGGGATAACCCTAAGTTTACGATCGAGGAAGCAAGCAAGTTCACACTTAGCCAGGCACTAGCCATGGTTCAGGGTGATGAAGCAAAAAAAGAATAAGGAAGCAAGCAGCTCTAAGAATGGCTAGGTTTTGCCAGGCATTCAACATTAGCCCTTCAGAGTATAAAGCTCTGACAATGACAGAGTTCGCAGCCTTCCTAAAAGTTTTGGAAGATGGTATTGATCAATGAGCTTAGTCCTCAATGTAGAAATCCTTGGTGAGTTCAAGAAGCTTACGGCTGCTACCCAGGGCGCGAACAAGCAACTTTCTGGCTTGCAGGGAGCTGCCAAGAAGATTAGCTCTGGCATCGGTAAAGCCTTCGCAACCATCGGTGTTGGTTTATCTTTCGCCTTTATTGCTAGAGAATTAGAGCAAGCCTCTAAAGCTGCAGTTGAAGATGCTAAAAGCCAAGGTCTATTAGCCACAGCCCTAAAGAACACAACCGGAGCTAACAAAGCTCAAATCAGTTCTGTTGAAAAGGCAATTGGCAAGATGTCTATTCAGGCTGCAGTTGCCGATGATCAGCTAAGACCAGCCTTCGCACAACTAGCTCGAGCAACCGGAGATGTTGAAAAGTCAACAAAGCTAATGAGCTTGGCCCTCGATGTCTCGGCTGGAACCGGTAAGAGCCTGGATGTTGTTGTAAAGGCATTGTCCAGAGCTGTTGGGCCAGATGGAACTACAGGAGCACTAGAAAGACTTGCCCCGGCAATTAAGGGAGCTTCAGATCCACTAGCAGAGCTCGAGCGCCTATTCGCAGGAAGCGCAGATAAGGCAGCTAACCTCGATCCTTACAAAAGACTAAACGTTGCCCTAGGGGAAATCTCCGAATCACTTGGAACTCTTTTGGTTCCTCTGGTTGAAGCTTTTGCAGTTGCAATTGTTGATATACTTCCAAAGGTTCAAAACTTCTTTAGCGTGCTAAATCAAGCGCTTAATAGTCCAGCGGTTCAAAAAGCTTTTGAATCACTCAATAAATCTTTTGGAAGCCTTGGCGCATCCCTTGGTAAGTTGTTTGGCATTACGGCCGGCCCAGAAGCTTCAGGCTTTGTGGGTTTCTTCGTTGTTGTATCCGGTCTTCTTGAGGGCATTGTAAAGACCGTAGATCTAATGGTTCAAGGCTTCAAGAAC